TTAATCCTGAGGGCATATTGGGGGCAGTAACGTTTGCAGTCGGTCATTCAGCATCACGACCTGATCCACGTTCATACCTGCAATCCACTTTGAATATACCTCATAAACCATCTTAGCATTTTCATGGCCCATCTGACTCGCTATAAACGAAGGATTCGCTCCAGAAGACAGTAACCAGCAAGCGTAAGTATGGCGTGACTGATAGGGCGGACGCCGACGAATACCAGAACGCTTCGTTGCTCGTTTCCAGCTTGAACCAATGCTACTCCGTGCAAAATATGGGCTTTTAACCCTCGACTGGTTACCCGGTGAGAAAACAAAACTCACGTACTGCTGCTCAGTCCGTCCGTGCTCTCTGTGATGGAAAATGATTTCTGTTTTTTCGCTGCTTCCTGTAAGCAAATACTGCTCCTTAAGAGCTGCAAGGGCGGGCTGAAGTAATGTTATTGTGCGTTCACCGGCGGCGGTTTTGGGGGGAACAAACAGGCCTTTATTCGTGATATTCCTGCTGATATAAATTTCTCCTTTTTCCAGGTTAACATCATCCCATGACAGGGCGCAGATCTCCCCGTGACGCAAGCCAGAATGAACGGCAAAAATCCACATCAAATTTTGGGGTTTGGGCATTGCAGCAATCAGAGCATGGTATTCATGAAAAAGTAGGGGGTCGGGAGCTTTTTTTGATACCGTCAGCATCTTTACGTTTTCGTGTGGAACATGGGTAATGATTCGATCTCGTTGTGCAAGCCTGAGAATTGCACACAGGATTTTCATAATATTATTTACTGTTGAAGGTGTGCGGCCTTGCTTATTAAAACAGGGGATCTTTTTATTTACAACCTTGCCGGTGAGTAATTCTTTTCTGTATCGAAGTACATCGATATGTTGAATGTCAGATAATTGTGTATCGCCCCCAATAATTTCCTTGAGGGTGGTAGCGGCAGACTCATAATTTGCATATGATGCGGCGCTGACTTCCAGCATCTTACTTGAAAGAAAGATATCACATAATTCTTTAAATGTTGTCACTCTTTTGGTTGATGAAAATTTTTTTAGCGCCCTAGACTCAGGAAATCGTTGTGCATAGTTGAATTGACCTAATTGTATTTCGTTCACAATAACGGCTCTGAGATTCCCCGCTTTTTTCAAATTACCGCTCGTTATCTGCCAGCCACGCAAAACTTCACGACACCGAATACCACGAAAATTAAACGAAATCCTGATTTTTCCGTTGTGTAACTCGACTCCCGTTGGAAAATCCATTACGCCTCACTTACCAGTTCATTAATCTTTGGGTAGTTGTACCAAAGTAACCCTTTATCACTATCGGTAACGCCTTTTGCCGTTATTCGTTTGAAATGGACTCCCTCGATCCATAAATTCAACCGATAGCTTTTAATTTGCCCTTCAGTTAAGCCAGTCTTATTAGCAAGCCCGGCCTCAGCTACCCACTCTTCATTAAAAATAATCTGCGGCATGAGCAACCTCACACCCGGTCAGCAATATTAAACTGACCGGGAAACAAATTATGATTATCAAAAATCAGTCGTCGATAAGGACGTCCAGCCAGAGAACAAAAACAATCAGCACCACGGTCACCACAAAGGCGAGGGCACAGAGAATCTTTAAAAGAGTCATAGCTAGCTAATCTCCTTAGTCTTGCACCGCTTTTTCCTGCGCTTTTGCCTGGGTTTGATGCTCGGTGGCACTTTCTGCGGCCGGGCAGGGGGTAGCTCAAAATGTTTATCACTGATGCGGCGGCGGCTGTTCATTGACCAGACAATCCAGCCCGACCAGTCACGACCGTCATCGACTTTATGGAGTACCCTGACGAGTTCTTCATCTGCGCTTACTCCGATTTTTTCACGCACTCTGGCTCTCCTGCAGACGAACAACTCCGTCTGCCAGCTGCACGGCCATATCTGCGATATCGTCAAAGGAAGTGCCATGTGCAGGATTGGCGCATAACCCCTGCAGAGCTGCGATCGTTAATTGCTGGGTGTAGGTGAAAGCAGGTACAGGCAACTCTGCAGAGGATGCCGGACCATTTTCTTCTGGTTCGGTTGTTAGTTCTGACGGCGGAAGAATCTCATTCTCTGGCATGTGCTGACGATACTCGTTCAGTATTCTGGTGAGGTTATCCAGTCGAGCTTCCGGGTTATCGCTCCATTCTTCCAGCGCACTCCAGGCAAGATACTGAACATCATAGTCATCGATAATCTCGGGCACTTCACCATTCTCCAGGGCAAAGATATCCAGCGTGATCATTAGCGACAGGTGTAAGGAGCTCTGGCTGGTGCCAGTAATGAGCTCTTGCGCCTTTTTCTCATCGATACAGTTAGTTTTTCCGGCAAGGACAGTCTCAACCAGAGCTTTAATTACGATTTCGCGCTCAGTCAGTACGGGCCCCACACCGCCAGCAACCCAACGGGGATCTGCCGGGTCGCTAATGCCTGCAACAAATTCACCCCGGTCAGCTGCAAGCTCTCGTCCTGTTTGCTCATCAATTTGCTGGGATTGTTCCTGCACCAATGTGTCTGAAAACGCTTCATTCAGCTCTTTGTCGAGTTGTGCAGCTTTGCCTGGGCAAACTGTTGGTAAATCGGTTTTGCACGATACAGGCGGTTTGGTTTCATCATTTACGCGCTTCTCCGGCACAGTGCGCTGTTTTGGACTGCTGGCAATATCAATGGTCTTTTGGTCTGGTTTATCGTGTTTAGTTTCAACCAGCTCGCGATTGATGTATGCACGCAGGGCAACAGGATCGGTCCAGAGCTCTTCCGGAGCGGACTTAATCAGGGCGATGATGGCCGCTCGGGAATAGTCCAGAATGCCCGGAGTACCGCGCAGTTTTTTCCACCATGCAGTAAAGCGGGGATCCTGTTCTGCCTCGGCCATGGATTTTGCCGGGCTCAGGAATTTATTGGGGATTGAGTAGATGTCGATCTCGTCGAACATGCTCAGAATGGCAACAGCCACTTCAATCCGCAGGGTGGAGAGGTTATGCACCAAATCCGGGCTGCGATCGGTCTGGTTGCCGCCGCCCAGGTTTACACCTGAATCAGTGTAATTATCCTTCCTGCTGTTGGCCTGAGGGCGTTTATCTGCTGGCACATCAATCCAACGGGCTATCAGCTTTTTGATGTCCGGCCACTGGGCTGATTCTTTGGCATTTTCCCGAACCCACGCAAGCATTTGCTCCTGGCGTTCCGGTGCAAGAGCAAGGGAGCGGGATTCTTTCGCCAGTGCTTCGGCCAGTTCTCGGGTAAAGCTGCCGGCATCATCGTTTATCAGGTCCACGACCTGACCGTACTGAGCTGCGGTTATTTCTGCAAGCGACCCAAAGAGGGCCAGGCACGCTGCGCGTGACGTCTGATCGAGTCGCGCCACGGCTTTCAGTTCCAGTCCGGACTTATCTTCTTCCGGGGGCCCGTCAATATCAGATTCAGGCAATGTAGCAGGCTCTCCAGCATTAATATTCCATACGGCTATTGTGTCGAAAAAATCAGATGTGAAAACATCGAACTCAGGGCAGGGCAATCCCTCGCGATGTTCCCAGATTTTAATCTTGAAAAAATCGTCAATGTGCTCCGGATGTTCGGCCGCCAGCTTGCCGAACATCACCGCCTCTGCAATGGCTCTGGTGGTGGATTTAATCGTGATAACAAGCGGCTTTAAATAAGGCTTTTTTTTCAGTGCCTTGTCTTTCGGGAAATATGCTCCGCCAAATACTTTTAACTCAACAGACATAATAACCTCTTAGTATTTAAAATAATAAGTGGAGTGAAAGGATTTTCTTGTGGCAGACTTTGCCATTTTTAATGCGATGCGACGGTCTTTTTGTTCGCAGCATGAAGTGCAGTAATATTTGCAGCGATAAGGATATATATCAGAAGGTCGATAACTCAGTTCTGACTGTGGGAGTTGTCCGCCGCATCCGGCGCAATTGCAAATTGTATCTTTCATTTTTTCTGTTCCTGAATTTAGAGTGAGTGAATCTCTGCCGGTTAAGGCATGAATTAAACGAATTTATTAAATCAGTTACGCAGCGTGGTTATGGATGACGGATGCCACTTCGTAGCACTCACCATTTACACTCTGTGACTCTCTGACATCGTAGCATTGTTGCCTGGTGCTGTAGACATCCAGAATGGCATCCTGATAACCGCCATTAATAAGCGTATGTACAACCAGTGCCCAGAGTAAAAGACATGCCGTTACGTTCTGCATTTATTAAAGGCCTGTTCAGGTAACTCCAGATTAATAGCATGCCGTACTTTACACAGGTCAGCATCGCAAATAGCGCAGTCACCATATGTTTCATAATTCAGTAACACATCTTCAATATTTACTTTACGGTACGGGTGACGCAGGCCAAAAAAACTAAAAGGGTCGTTGTCATGGACTCCGGCTTTAAACAAATCCTTCGCTCCATTCCATAAAAAAACGTTTGATGACTGTACTGCAGATGCCGCGCGAGCCTGTGCCGCGATTATCATTTCTTTATTCATAATAGTGCTCCGTTTTAACAAACTTTGTCGGTGTGGTGTCGGGTGCCTCCCGATAAATAAATCCAGTTAACAAATTTATTCGCCACTAGCCTTTGAACCAACAAGGACCGACAGGTTTTTAACTGAGGCGCGTGCGCATAGCCGCATTCACCACACCACAAAGTTCGCTTTAAAAAGCGCGGTATCAGCCAAAGGAATAAACACTGATACCGCCAAACATGCCCAAAAGACGTTGTGGCGCCGGGATTTGAACCCGGATAACGTCCGGCCGGACCGCATGAGATACGCTGGGTTATGAACCTTGCGTAGAGCTCACCTCCCCACACAAGGGGCGCTCTGTCCAGTTGAGCTACACCACAACGGAGTGAACCATTCCCCCAGGGTTTCACTTCCCCGATAAGGTTCCCCGCGCTTAACTCCACTCGGGCCGCTTCGCGTTGCGGCTTGTGTGGCTACCCGTCCCCACCAGTCGCGATACCGGACCAGAGACAGGAATGATTCACTCCGTTGTGTGCTCCGTAACGTGGGGCTGACGGCCCTTTAAGCCTCACGGGGCATTCTATGCGCGGGATGCTGGGCGAAACCGCGTTCACTGCCGTGACAGGGAGGGCTACTTGTCGTTCGCCTTCTCCATTACACACCAGGTTTTCACCCGGGCGACCCGTAACGAACTTTCTAATCAGGCGTAACGCGCATTTATTTTCAGCGCTTCTGCGTGGGCCGCATTAACCCCCATCATGCAGCCAACTTCATACTTAGACGCAATAGCTTTAAATATTGCTTTTGCGTTGTCGTCCGGGGCGAGCTCGTCAATCCTGGCGAACTCGGCATCCAGCGCTTCATTCATTTCAAGCGCATCGGCATGCGCCTTCTCTATGCGTGCGTACAGGCTTAACGCCACCGATACCAGGCAATTAATTTCGTTAAAATCGTCTCGGTACAGGCAAGCTCCCGCAGCATCTCCCGCTCCCTCGCTTCCACCCATTGCGGAAATAATCCGTAACGAAAGTTCAATTCCCTCATTCATAACCAGCGCTTCGGAGTGGGCTGCAGCAAGCATGTCACGGCGAATCTGAGCAGTAGGGGCAGTATTCCACTTGTGGTACATGTCCATGGTTTTGCCGTCGTCAATTTCGTCGTTGAGCTCCAGAGCCTCTGCGTGACAGGCCTCAATTGCTGATTCTTCACCATGTTTAAACATCAGCTTCCCCGCCGCAGCTATCCGATCTTCAAACAGATTCATTTCCAGCGCTTCGGCATGGCGCAGTTCTACAGAAACAGTCTGCTCAATTGGTGTCATTTGATTCCATACTTCACGGGCAGCGTCGCCTGGCGCATAAACGTAAAGGGTGTTGTAAGCGTTGTTGAATTCCAGCGCTTCAGCGTGGATCGCTTCCATATCAACAGCTGAACAATCGCTGTTAACCACTACTTCTATCATCGGCTCGCCATCGGTATCGACGATCTGTTTGATTGCGTGTGTCATCCTGGCTTCTCCTGTGTTTCCCCTTAACGCCGGGGAGGCGGAACGTTTTAAACTGAGCAATCGCTGCGGTGTGATTGCTTGATGGAGCTAACTTTAGATATCTCAGGTTTTGTCGTCAATAAAAATATTTAGAAAACTCAGGAGTTTTAGCGTAAGAAACCTCAATGCATTGATTTAAATGGATATTGAGGTTTTTAGTTTGGTGGGGTTACTTGATGCGCTTGCGGGCTTCGAGCATTTCATTGAAAAGACGATTAAAGTTTTTCACGCGAGCTCTTAGATTTTGCATTTGAGCTTGCTGTTCTGATTCTGGCAGAGAACGGAACAGATGCAGTAACTCGCGCTCTTCATCTGTCATTTTCTGTTGATCACTTGGAGATAGTGGCTCCTCAGGGGTTTTATCTTCATCCCCGAATAGTATCCATGTAGGAGAGCACTGAAGTATTACAGCCAGTTTATGCAGGTTTTCCCCACGAGGGGCTGTTGTGTCGCTTTCCCACAGGGAAATAGAGGAGTCAGAGACACCCGCAGCCTTGCTGAGCTTGTTTTGGCTCAGTCCAATCTGCTTTCGCCTCTGGCGTATTCTTTGACCTAGGGTTATCTCATTCATATTTAGATATCTTAATAATTCTTGACCTGAGTTTCCTTGCGATCATAATATTGAGAAAACTCAGTATTGGAGATTGAGATGTTGAAGTCAGATGTAGTTAGTTTTTTTGGTACGAATACTCGCGTTGCTGTCATTGCTGGAGTGGATCCATCTGCTGTTAGTCAATGGAAAGAACTTGTACCAGAGCGTGCTGCACAGCGATTAGCTGAAGCCTCTGGTGGTGCCCTGCAGTATGACAAAGGCGTTTATGACCGCCATCGCCATTCCCGCCGTAAGGCTGGAAAAAATACCTCCTCAGCTCAGAAGGAGTCTGATTAATGGAAATCAATTACACCCAAATCTTACCGTTACTGATTGCCTGGGCAGACGGTGCTGATCCGGATAGTCGAATTCGTGGCCGCGAATCTGTTGGTGACGAAATTACCCGTGCAGCTGCACGGCTCGGTATTGCTGGTGGCCTTGAGTCTCCGGACACGGTGAGAGCGCTGCACAACAACCAGCAGCGGATTTTCCGCTGGGCCGCAGCCGAAACTGCAGCGCAACAGAGAAAGATTGCTGCACTGTACCCGGCGATTATTGACGCGCTACCTGAGGGGCTCTCCGCTCAGCTTCTTGCCAGTGATTCACTTCAGTACCGGGCGCTACAGGTTGCAGAACGTTCAGTAAAGACCGCGATGAAAGAGTTTGTTCGCGCCAACAAGGCGATCGCCATTCAGGAACTACTCGCAGAACGCCGAAACGAGGGCGCGGGTAGTTTGCCTGAAAGCTGTATGTACCACTGATCCGGAGGTAACCATGCGTACCAGCCAGGAAATAGCGAATGCGCTCACTGAGCGCCTTAAAAACGCGGCGAAAAATGCACCGCCTGTTGCACCGGTTGATCGCAGCGCTGAGATATTCCCGGGTAAGAGGTACCGCGACGAACGCGGGCGCATGGTGATCATCCAGCGGGCATCCCTTTTGCGCGTGACGTATACCCGCGAAGGATATCGCGGTGTTAGCGAAGTGGGCCGCAGGGAATTTGAACTGAAGTTCACAGAGGTGAAGTCGTGAGCAGTAAATTACACGGCCTTGTATGGGAAGGGTGTGCTCAGGCTGGGCTGGGGATTTCCCGCGTTGCCCTCATGGCCCGGCTGGCTGATTACAGCAATGCTGATGGCGTGTCGTGGGCGGCGATTGAAACGCTCCAGCTTGAGATTGGTGCGAAGAGTGACACCACGGTCAAGAACGCGCTGGCCGAGCTGGTGGCCGGAGGCTGGATAACAAAAACCGAGCGCAAGATTGGTGGTCGCAACCTGACAAACGTCTATCAGATAGATATCGAAAAACTTGAGACCGCCGCCGCTCATGGACGCCAAAAAATGAAGGAACTGAGAGCCAGGAAGCGAGGCTTTCGTGCAGTGCCTGCCGGGGAAGAAAGTAAGGGGGCAAAATTTAACCCGTCAAATAATGACCCCTTAAAAGAGGAAAGTAAGGGGGCAAATATTGAGGGGTTAAATTTTGAGGGGTCAAAAATTGGTGAAAACGCCGGGTTAACCCCCCCAAAAATTGCCCCCGATCCGTCATTAAGATCTGATCCGTCATTAAACCCCACACATAACGCGCGAGGGGAAGTGGTCGAACCAGACAACCAAAACCCGGTGCCTGAGTACGCCAGCCAGCCAGGTGTGTTTTTTCCTGCCTCGCAGATGATCGGGAAATTCCCGATGCGAAAAGACTGGACGCCGGGAGTGGACTTCCGACGTCAGGCAGCGCTCTGGGGTAAGCCAGTGCCCGACGGTTTAAATCTCCGGGCGGAACTGGCGAGTTTTATTGATTACTGGATCGCCGAGGGAAAAGTTTTTGCCCAGATGCAGTGGGAGCAGAAATTTGCCAGCCAGCTTCAGCGTGCCGGCGCAACACAAACACGAGGTAATAACCATGCAGGACTGGATGCAGACCCGACACTCAACGCCGCACAGCGCCGAATGCACGCCGCACGTGAAGCCCAACTCCGCGCAAGAGGCGAGGGCGTGGACGTTCTGGGAACTCATGCTGGTAATTTACTCCAGCCGCTGGGAGACCAAAAACGGATCGGTCCCGTCGGACCTATGGATTGCTCAGATTGGGAGTTTGACCAGCGACCAGACGACGAGCGTCTGTAACGCGATGGTGGCGCGCTGCAGGGCGGGCAACTCGTGGCCGCCTGACCTGGCTGAGTTTGTCACTCTGGTGGCTGACTGTGGCGGAAATGCTCTGGGTCTCAGAACGGCGGATGTGATGGCGGAATACACGCGCTGGCGCAATGAGTCGTACCGCTACAGCAACTCAACTGAATTCCCGTGGCGACATGACGTTTTGTACCAGATTTGCACGGAAATGCGCCGTACCGGCACCGAGCGGCAGATGACCGAAAGGGAGCTTGAGCAGCTGGCGGCCACGCAACTGGCGAAGTGGGAAAAACATGTGGCTGATGGCGGAAGAATTCCTCCGGTGAGAAAGCAACTGGAAGCTCCCCGTCATCCGTCAGGACAGACACCTGCGCAGATGCTGCAGGAAGAATATCGACGCCGCAAAGCGGCAGGACTGATTTAGCAGGAGGATTTATGGCAGCCAAAACCAACACAGAAACAACAACACTGGAATTTCTCAGGGCACACCCTGATTTGACCTCAGGGGAAATCGCCAGGTCGATGGGCAGGAGTATTTGTTCTGTCAGTGGGCAGTTACGCCAGATGCTTTCCGCTGGTCGGGTTGTTCAGGCGGGAATTCGTGATGGTGTCACAACCTGGCGCGTCAACGAAATGCCGTTCGGCTGTAGCAACGATGTCCGCCAGATGTTTGAACGGCTGTTGAAGGAGTGTCGCCATGCAGCGGCGTGAACTTCCGGATTGCCCGACCTGCGGAAACACCGTTGAGATGTTTTTCAAAGAGACCTACTGGGCGGGCTCAGCGCAGATACGCTGCGTTGGCCATCACCATATCGGCATGGGTTATTCCCTTGGCAGCAAACAGTGGGCTAGTGAGGAGCTGCTCCGACGCTGGCAGGAGCTGACAGACCAGGTAAAACAGGAGCAAAACAATGGCTAAAAATTCTATCGACGCTTACGGCGCCAGCGGGAAGAGCAACGTTCTCTCTTTTGAACCAGAAAAGCTGCACCTGGTGACAGACAAGTCACACCCGCTTTACGACGAGCGAATTCACCTGCCGATTAGTGAGGCGATGGTGCTGAACATCATGGACCAGGGCGTTCTTGAACCGATTATCGTCTGGAAAGACCCTGAGAACGGTCTGTCCTGCGTGGTCGATGGTCGTCAGCGTGTCCGGCACACACTGGAGGCGAATATCCGTCTGCAGGCCGCGGGCAGGGAAACGCTGAAAGTACCTGCAGTGACGAAGCGAGGCTCTGCGGTTCGTATGATGCAGGCGATGATTAGCGCCAACGAGATACGCCAGGGCGATACTCCGCTGGGGCGGGCAAAAAAAATGGCCGATGCGCTGGAGTACGGCCACGATGAAGCCGACCTTGCGCTAATGTTCGGCATGACTATCCAGACGGTGCGGGCAACTCTGTCTCTGCTTGATGCAACACAGGACGTAAAAGACGCCGTGGAATCCGGGTGTATCAATGTTACTCAGGCTCGTCAGCTGATTGCCCTACCTCCTGATGAGCAACGGGAGAAGGTCAGAGAGCTGGAGGAGGTTGCGGTCGGGGTCAAAGGCCATGAAAAATCGCGCCGTCAGCGGCAGGTTCTGGGCGAGACAAAACCACGGATGAAATCCCGTAAAGACATTACCAGTGCCCTCGAAACCGCCAGCGGTGAATATGCTGCGGCGTTGCGCTGGGTGCTGGGAGAGGAGGAGTAAGTATGAGTAAATCAGCGAAAGAGTTATATGCCGTTCCCTACTGGATGCGGCCATACCTGCCGTTATTCCACAATACGGGAGGTAACGACGTCGAGGAACTGCTGCACGACGATAACACCTCCATGTTCGCTAACAGCATTCGCTACATGCTGATTGTCTCAGTGCGAAGCCAGTTCACGCTGCTGGTGGATTTGCACCAGCGGGGATTCCTTTCAACGGTCTCTGATGCTTTCCTGGCTGAAGTGCGGGCGCAGGGTGTGGAGATGTTTGCCTCAGTGCTTGAATCACGTGGTAGACATCAGGACTACGTTGAGATTGCCAACGCATATGCCGCCCAGCTTCGCAAAGGAGTGCAGTCATGAGCAGGCTATCTAATGGATTTATCCTCCGAGCAATATGGCATGCAGTTCTCAAACAACTCCCTTCCCGCGTCACCATGAATTACTTCGGCGATGGAAAAGTAGTTGGTCTTTGCCGAAATGAACATTTCTGGATGCGTATGAGTACCCACATTTGCACCACTGGCCGCAAGCACTCATTGCGCCTTCCGCTCAGCGATAGCCAGTCTATGAACCGCATTAAGCGCCTTGTTGAGGATGGTCGCCTTGAACGCGAGCAGATGACGGGAGGCGCGTTTTATTTCAGGCTTCCTGACAGTCTGAACCGACCTGCTTTTGAACGTTGTCTTGAACTTATGCTATCGGAAGGTCTCACGGAGAAAGCCACAAACGTCACCAATTACGATGAAATCGTAGAGCGGGTAAGCGGGAAATTAATGGCTGAGTTTGGGGATATTGATTTGAGACAGGAGGCCGCCCAATGAGCAACATCGACAAACAGGCGCTGCGCAATTTAGCGCTAAGAGCTACTCAAGGCCCATGGACAATGGAGCACGAAAATATCTGGTACTGCGAAAACGGTTATACCAAACACCTTGCTTACTTCTGTCAGGGTGATGATGTTGATGACCATCAAGATGACGCGAACACGCGATATGTCGCCGCCGCTGACCCAACAACCGTGCTGGCGCTGCTGGATGAGCTGGTAGCTTCGCAGAAAAGTAATGAGTTCCTGAAAGAACAGCTTACTCAACTGGCCAACTTCAATCCTGACTGGGACAAGCTTGAAGCGACAACAGATAGTCTGCGCGAGCACATTGCTAAACTTTCTGCCGCAGAGAAGCGGATTGCTGAGCTGCAGGCGAGTCACAACAATCTACGCGAGGCAATGGCGGGTATTCACAACACAATCGCAGGCGGAGGCGCTTACACGCCGCTGGCTGCAATTCTGAATGCCTCCAAACGCGCATACGAAGAATCTGCCGCCGCAGCCGGTAAAGGAGAGTGAGCATGGCTATTGCAGAACGAATCGCCATCGGACCATCTGGTGACACCTACGAAATTCATTTGGGAGCCAATCGTTACCACTACCGCACTGATGGCATGGCGAACCTGATGAAAGAAGGCATGAACCATGCCTATCCGTGTCGAGTAGCGAGCGAAACTATTAAGTATGCTTTGGCGGCGATTGTTGAGCTTCAGCAGAAATTATCTGCTGCTGGCGTTGAGGGCTAACCTATGAGCACTATTACCAGAGTACAGGCACAAAAAATTATTGAGGCTGCTGATGCTGTTATTACCGCGCTGGCCGGAACTAACGAGGATGTTCACCCTGAGAGCGATAACATGCTCCGCCTGTGGGATGACTTGAATGACCGTTACGCGCCGCCGGAAGTTGTGCGTGAGCTGGCACGTATCGCGCTGGCATCGCTCGAAGCGGAGCCTGTGGGGTTCAGGTCAAAGCTACAGCCACCATCTGCTATTGGTAGCGAGCAGTGGGATTATACGGATCATCGCCAGCCAGACGCATTCGAACTTGAGAACTGCTCAATTGAGTGCCTATACACCGCCCCGCCAGCGCCGGTATCTGTGCCCACATTCGAGGAATGGTGTAAGCGGACTGAGCAGAAGCCTGTCGGTTGGGTGCGTGACGCCATGAAAGAAGCATATGACGCCTGCCGCGCCGCCATGCTTCATGGTGCCGATGGCAACTCTCCGGTGATTCCGGATGGTTGGGTACTGGTGCCGGTTGAACTAACATGCGAGATGGATGAAGCGGCATGGAATGTTTGTCACGGCACGCGGACCATGAGCGATATCTGGTCGGCATTACTCGCAGCAGCACCGCAGCAGGAGGGGGCGGGTGGACGATAACAGCGATAACATCATCCAGCTGGTTCAGCCGAAGCGGGAAGAAGAAAGGCTCCTCGATATAGTGGTTACCGACAACAAGACGGCAACGCAGAAGCACTGCCCTCATCATCTGTGCCAGGTATCAGAAGTCAACAGAACGCTGCTATGCCAGCAGTGCGGTGCGTATCTTGACCCCTTCGAACTTATCCTTTCGCGCTCCCGAAATGGTGAAAACATCGTGAGGGATATTAAGAAACTTTATATGCGCCGGGATGAACTGCGCGAGTCAGTTGCCAGCCTTGAGCGTGAAGAGAAAAACGCTAAAGCCCGGCTTCGCTCAGCAAGGACGGCAATTCTTTTTGCAGAGAACGACCTGAAAAACACGGAGCAGGGGGTTAAACAATAAAACGCAAATACGCTATTTGTTATCAACAAATCTCAGGTTTGTATTTGTGAAATGAAAACTATCCTCGATCATATGGCTATGTGTTGCTTAAGTTACTGATAGCTTAACTATCATCACAAGAACTGTTGTATGATTCTCCGGTTACGTAGGCAGGATTACTTAGATGAAAGATATTACGTACTGGAATGAAGAAATCCAGGATCAGATTGATAATTATCCAGAGGCGGTCAGGGAGAGGATAAATTTTGAACTTGTCGCTTTACAGAGCGATTGTCCGCACTCATTCGACGATTTTGATTTTCCTGTAGATGACAGTGATGTGCAGCAGGGGGATGCGCCTGAGTTCCCACCTGCCAGAAAAAAGTCCATGAAGGAAACCATAGGCCGCTATGCGATGCAACTGACTATCAAAAGTACTGATTCGTATCGCGTGATTTACGTGGCAAAGTTCAAAGAATCTATTTATATCCTGCACACATTCAAGAAGAAGACTGAAGGTGTGGCTAAAAAAGAATACGGTACCGCCTCTTCTCGCTATAAACAGCTGGAAAGGTACAGGCGTGACAAAAAACTGAAGTAATGGGTCAGTGTTGGTTGCAAGTATCTCAAATTTGATATAGTCTGAGGGTGTCAGCAATGTTGCTGGCTAAGGTGGAGTAATATGGAATTTGTCGTAGTCAAGAACCCCTATGTTTCATCGAGTACTTCCGTCAGGGAAGCAAATGATAAGCATATTCGCGCTCAGTTAATGGTAATCATCAGGAAGATGATACAAGAGCGTGGGCTTAGCCAGAAAAAAGCCGCTGAGCTACTTGGTACTACGCAGTCGAGAATTAGTGAAATCGTAAATGGGAAGCTCGACAATCACACCATCGACAAGCTCTTCAGTATGCTAAACATTTTGGGCTGGGATTTTAAGTTTGGTTATAGTTGCGGTGTGCTAACTGCATCCGCTGAGCATAGCAGCAACACTGCGGCTTAACAAAAAAAAGCCCTGCGCTAACAGGGCTTTCAGGGGCGGAAAGTGCGCTAACACGTTCCGTTGAGTATGGAGGCAATCCAGCCACGACACTCTTCTTAGACAGCCGAAGTGTAGTGGTTCTCCTGACAAAGTGCAACCTGTGTGGATTTACAGGTAAGCAGGGAAACCGAAGCTATGGCTATGGGCACCTGTCGCAAGTGTGGTTGTTCGTGTGAGATCATTTTCCGCTACTCTGTTTGTGTAGATGGTGTGATGCGTCATGCGAAAAAAGGGAGACCTTTCCCGATTCCACTTTGCAGCTGCAGCGGAAAGCATGCAGCTTGAAATTAAGTACAAACAAACCCGCTTCGGCGGGTTTTTTCATATGATAGTTTTCAATCTCCATCATCAAAGAACCTCATCGATAACCACACCCTGAAGCATAAACTACATATTTTTCATCAAGATAGTGAGGTGAAGCGCTTCATGATTTCTAATGGTTAATAATGGTAACAATTGGTTATGTATTGATCGTTAAAACAGATCGATTTGCTCAATTTCGATCTGTGCAGCCTATTAGACATATTGTTAAATTTCGGTTAAATGGTTGTGGTGCGCACGGGATGTTTATGGGCATTCCGCCCATGGACTGGATGAACGTTTAATTAAAGGAAGTGCAATGGAATCATTTGATGATTACATCCATATCCGCGTGCCTGCTTCACTTATCCTTAATTTTTCCACGCACGTAGGACCTGTTCTGCTTTATATGGATAAGCTGGTAGTTGAAGATGGATTCGCTCTCACCGGGGATGAATATGTCACATCTGCAGAAAGAGATGCAGAAGCCGCTAATATGGCTGGATTGCCGTGGGTATCCACTGCTATAATCAGGGATAAGGGCTGAACACCCTAAGCTGAGCAATCGCTGCGCCAATCGAGATGAAATGATGGCGCGTCAAAATGTAGTATTTACTACACACCGTACCTTCTGGCGCGGTGTTTCCGTTTGTCTTTCGCACTCTGGCGGTGCGGAATGAAAGTATCCCGCCGGAAATGCCTTAACTGTCGCGAGAAGTTCACACCAGCTGGTAATGGCCAGGTAGTCTGCTCGTGGTCCTGTAATACTGCTCAAACCAGAAAACAGTCACAGAAAGCCCGTGAAGCAGCCCTGCGTAAACCTGAACCTGCCCGCCGCCCGCTGGTGGTTTCCTCCTGCACATCTGCGCGCAAACCAGAGATAAACATCAAACCCCTCAGCCACTGGCTGGAGCTCACTCAACGCCACGTTAACGAACTGCGTCGTTTAACCTGCCTGGCTAACGGTGACGGCTGCATTTCGTGCGGTACACATTATTCCCCTGAATGGCACGCCGGGCATTACCGGACCATAGCTGCAGCAGGTCACCTTCGTTTTGAACCGGACAATATCTGGCTCCAGTGCTGCGAGTGCAACATTGATAAATCAGGAAACAGGCTGGCGTTCCGGGCTGCGCTGTTGGTCCGTACTGGTGAGCCACGCATCCTGGCACTGGAAAACGATAATCGTCTGCACCGCTGGACTCAGGAAGAACTGAAAACCATCAGATTAAAAGCACTGGCGGACCTGCGTTCGCTGAATAAAGCGAGGGAAGCGGCATGAAATCAAAGGTAATGGCACCAACACCGGAACAGCTTCGCCAGCAGGCACAGGAAATGCTCCGCCATGCTGAGCAACTGGAAAAGACCGGGGCCACCAAAGACGCACTAAAAAAATCTTTGGTACCGGCACTACGTGAACTTATGCAGGCTAAACACCGAACCCAAAAGGCGGTAGACGAGCTGGTGGACTGCGTAGCGGAGCTGGAAAGCCAGGTATCGCAAATTGAACGTATTATCCAGGAGGTGCTGCTGTGACACCACGTCAGCGCCGACAACATACCGCTGCGCTTGAGAAAGCCGCGTCAGCACCGCGTAAAAGCTGGCTGGGAAAATATCGTCCTTTAACCAGCATCCAGAGCGCCTGGGCTAAATCTCTCCTGTCTGTCTGGGGTGAGTGCTATGGTGGCAGAACGTCGGAACAGGCCCGGTTGAACGGCGGGGGATTCTGGACTGACTTACAGGGCGATGAATGGTCAGATGAAGCGGCAAAGCGGATCACTGACACGATTAAAGGTCTGAGGAAGATTGGTTACCGTGGCGAAGACCTGCTGAAAATGGCAAAAGGTATTCTTTGGCCTAAGCCAACGCTGGTGGACGCTCTCAATGACCAGATGAAAAGGGACGATGGTGACTTTGTGGAAAAGTGTATCCTTGCTGCACTTAAAAGTGACGATCCGGTTTATGTGGTTGGTGTTAATTATTATGCTGGACGTAAGCGCATCAGTGATATTGGTCGTTACCTGCAGAGTGTAGCGCCCTGGTTGACCCGCCAGCAGGCCGAAGACCGCGCGAGATGGTGCGTAAGTCATTTTAACAGCGCTGTCTTCCTGAGTATGCGCGCAGCCCTGAAACAAGCCTCAGAAAATAAAACTTGA